GACCTACAGTGTGCCGGTCGCATCGATCGACACGATGACGACGATTGCCGCTGCGCTGGCGGCATTGATCCCGAGTGCGAGCGCCGCTGGCAGTGTTGTGACGATTGCAGGCGCCTTCGATATTGGCGCCGTGGTTTCCGTCCCGGTCGGCATGCAGTCAGAGGTAGGGCGACAGTGCCGCGTGTTCAAACTCGTCGCATGGTGCCCATCCGATGCTGTGCGCGCGATGCTGGTGCCGGCGGTCGACGTAGCATTCCGGCAGATGCCTAGAATATTGATGCCTGACAACACGTATGCGCGCATGATCTATCGCGGCACCGTGGTAATGGACGACATCGCGAAACAGAAAATTTACCGGCGCGACCTGCATTATGAGGTCGAAGTACTCAACAACCGCGACAGAAACCGACAACACGGTGACGAGCTTCGGTGCCAGCCTGACGCCGACGAACGGCACAACGAAAACCATCAACCTGTGAGGCCCGACATGGCAACTGCAACACCCGCTCCCGCTTTCTACCTGGTCGTGATCCATGCATTCGGCACGTACCGCCGTGGTGACGCGATCAACGATCCGGCCGCAATCGACCTGGTGCTAGCCGGCGAAAACGCTCGCAGCGTCAACCGCGTATCACTGTGAACCAAATGATCGCCGCCGCGTTGTGTGAGGCCGTCGCGCCTCATGTCAATCAGCCGGCGACACCGGAGGTCTGCCACGCGATCAAGCGCGCATTCATCCGAATCATGCGGGACCGCTATGCGGTCAACTGGCAGCGCCACGCGAAGCAAATCCGCGTGCAATTCCGCGGTGACGGGAAGCCGGACATCCTGATACCGGAAGAACTGCTGGAACGCACACTGCACTGAACCATGCCGCCGAAAGGCGGTTTTTTATTGCTCGGACCCGTCTATATGGCGGGTTTTTCTTTTTGGAGAAATACTATGCCGGTCTATCAAGCAGGCAACCTGAACACGACGTCGCTGCAGGCGCCCGACCTGTATGTGATTATCCAGCCGCCGAGCCAAACGTACATCAACGGTGTTCCCACCGATGGGCTGGGACTGGTTGGCGTCGGATCGTGGGGGCCGGTCAATGCACCGATTCTCGGCATCGGCAACAACGCGCAGGCGCAGCAGTATATCGGCCCGGTGAAGAACCGCTCGCATGACCTTGCCACGGCGGTGGCCGTCGGCGTGCAAAACAACGTGCAGAACTTCGCCTTGGTGCGGATCACGGACGGCACCGACGTTGCTGCAACCGTCAGCGTGATGGACATGAACGCCACGCCAGCGATCGGCATGACGCTGACGGGGATGTACAGCGGCACGGTCGGCAACACGATCACCGCCAATGTGGTGGCCGGTACCGCCGCCAGCACGTACCGACTCTCGATTCAGCGGCAAGGCTTTACGCCGGAGGTGTTCGACAACATCTCCGGCACTGGCGCCGTGTTCTGGGCGAATGCGGTTGCTGCGGTCAATTCAGGCCAATCAGGATTGCGCGGCCCGTCGCAGATTGTCGTTGCGACCATCGGCGTGGGCGTCGCGGCGCCGAATGTGACTGCGACCTACGCGCTGGCCGGCGGTACCGATGGCGTGACCACGATCACCGATGCGCTGCTGGTCGGAACCGATGGCCTGACGCGCACCGGCATGTATGCGCTGCGCAAGTCTGGCGTCCAAGTCGGTAACCTGGTCGACTGCCAAACCACTACCACATGGACCGCACAGCTCGCGTTCGGCTTGCAAGAGGGAATTTACTTCCATGCCGCCAACCCGCCAGGCGCCAGCGTGACCACATCGGCGTCCAATCTGGCAACCGCCGGCGTTGATGGCTACGGCATCAACTGTTTGGTTGGCGACTGGGCCTATTGGATGGACAACGCCAACGGCGTGCAGCGCATGCTGTCGCCGGCCACATTCACAGCATCGAAGCAAGCCGCGACGAGTCCGGAGCAGTCGGTGCTGAACAATCCGATCAACGGCTTGATCGCCACACAGCGCAGCCTGCAGAATCTGCCGTACAGCGATTCCGAAATCGGCCAAGCCGCGCAGGCTCGGCTCGAGGTGCTGACACTCGGTGCGCCGGCCGGCAATATCTTCGCTTGCCGCACCGGCCGCAACGCCTCGTCCAACGCCGGTACGAACGGCGACAACTACACCCGCATGACGAATTACATCGCCTTCACGATGGCATCGGCGTTTGGCTACGTGCCCGGCAAGGTGCAGACGATCGATCTGCGGCGCAGCGTCAAAGGCGCGATGGATGCGTTCTTTTCCAACCTGCAGCGGGTCGGCATGATCGGCAACGTCAACGCGCCCACGGATCCGGGCTGGTCGGTGCAGATCGACGCCAGCAATAACCCGTTCTCGCAGGTGTCGCTCGGCTATATGCAGGCGACGGTCAAGGTGACTTACCTCTCCATCGTCCGTTACTTCCTTGTCTCGATCGAAGGCGGCCAATCCGTCACCGTCAACCCCGTTTAATCTTCCAATCGCAACCAACGCCGCCCGCTGAGGCGGCTTTTTATTTGGAGTAAGCCATGCCACAAGCTGGACTATCAATCGGCAAAGACGCGCGGTTCGACTTTTTTACCTCGACCGGCACGCTGTCGCTTCCCACGCTGCTGAAATTCACGGCGAAGAAGCTGAATCAGAAAATGACCGTCAAGCCGCTCAATGGCCTGCCGATCCATTTGAACTTCCAAGAGGGCGGATGGGAAGGATCGTTCGAAGTCTCGCGCGCCGATTCCACGCTGGACGATTATTTCAACTTCATCGAGAAATCGTATTACGCCGGCGCCAATCTTCCTGCCGGCACGATCCAGCAGACCATCGAGGAAATCAGCGGACCGCCATCGACCTTTCAGTTTCAGGGCGTCGTGCTGTACCTGGAAGACTCGGGCGACTATGAATCCGAGAAGAATGTCGTGCAACGCGTGTCGTTTATGGCTTCCACTCGCGTGAAACTGTAGCCCCATAAACGTGCAAAACAAATTTCCTTTGGTTTGCACGACTTAATTGGCAAAGACCAATAAATCCAACCCGCTTCGGCGGGTTTTTTCATTCCAGAAAGGTAATTATGAATCAAGTACCTGTTCTCAATTTTCAAGATTTTATTGCTGCCGATGGCGAAGTTCTGACAACAACGTCACAACAGATAGCTGCGGCGTTTGGCAAACAACATAACAACGTGCTGCGATCAATCCGCGCATTAGCCGATCAATTGCCGGGTAGTTTTAACGCGCTCAATTTTGAGCCCGTCGCCTACTTAGACGAAAAAGGCGAAAGTCGGGCCTTGTACCGTATTACTCGGGACGCCTTTGCGCTGCTTGCAATGCGGTTCACCGGGAAAAAGGCGTTGATGTTCCAGCTTGCATATATCCAGGCCTTCAACGCCATGGCCGACTACATCAAGAACCAGCGCGACGGCCTGAGGTACCTCTGCATGGAGAAGGAACTCGAATGCCGAGACAGCGCCCGGCGCGGGAGCTTTCACGGCAAGGGACTCAACCAGCGCAAGCAGGAAAAACCCGTACTTGAGACGGAACTATTCGAACTGCTCACGCTGGCGCAGCCGCCCCTGCAATTGAACTGATTTCGCTCTCTGGAATGAGCCGCCCACTTCGGTGGGCTTTTTTTTGAAGGAAAGAAAATGACAAAAGTCGAAGTCAAACAGGAATCGGGCGATGGCTCGGTAGTGGTGACCGATGCAAACAGCAAGGCGATCGGCATCAAGAAGCCGCACGTCTTGGCGCAATACCGGCTGGTCGAGGCGATCGGCGAGGCTGCCGAGAACCGCATCTACCTGGGCATGTGCATCCCGTTGCTCTACGTGGTGTCGATCGACGGCGACCCGGTGCCGCAGCCGACCACGAAGCTGCAGTTGGAGGCGCTGATTGGCCGTCTTGATGAGGCTGGCCTGACCGCCGTGCAAAGCGGCATTGCCGAGCACTTTCAGAAAAAGAACGAGGTAGCCGCCGCAAAAAAATAGCGTCGGATGCCGGGTTGCGCCAGGTCTTGCGCCTGACAAAATCCGGCGTCCCGTGGGAGGTAGCGATCGCGCTTTCTCCCGCTGAATTGCTCGGCTATTGCATCGCGGCCGGCGAGATAGATGGCGGCCATTTCAACTGGGCCGAGATGCGCTGGTCGAAACCGGATTAATCCCCATGAAAAAGTATCAATCGTTCGGCGCGCTGGCCAAGGCATTGGAGCGTCTGTCCGAACGCTTGCCGCTCACGCTGGAAATCGCCATGGAGACGTCGGCCTTGGTGGTCGAAGCCGCCGCAAAGGACGAAATAGGCCATTACCAGCGCGAAGATACCGGGCCATTTTCGTCGTGGGAAGAGCTGAAACCGGCGACCAAGGCGGACCGCTTGCAGCAGGGATTCACCGAGAACGATCCTCTGCTTCGAACCGGTGAGCTGTACGGCAGCATCGAGCATAAGTCGGATTTCCGGTCCTTCGTCGTCGGATCGACATCTGAAATCATGGTTTATCAGGAACTCGGCACGCCGAAAGGAATCCCTCCGCGCCCGGTGCTGGCGGTGGCGCTGTACCGGAACATTGAGACCGTGCTGAACACGGTCGGACGAACGATCGAACGAACATTGACGGGGAAAGAATGATAGAAGCCTACGCGATCGGTGTTGCGGCGACGCTGGAAGACGGCGTTACCCCGCCACTGCTGCGCATTATCGATTCGCTGATGAAGGCGAACACGCTGATGCTCGACTTCGCGGAAAACGTGCGCCGCATGAGCCGGGCTGGCCTGTCGCTTTCCGGCAGTCTCGGGAAGGCCGCTGAGGCACTCGACCGCACTGGGAGACAGCAGCGCCGGATTGACGCGCGCCAGCTACGTGCTGGACACCATGGCCGCATCAAGCGCCGACCTCGCGCGCAATCTCGCTGCGGCGCGCACCGAAGGCGCCGGCATGCTGCCGACCGGGGGCGGTGGTGGCGGTGGTGGCGGATCGTCCAGATCGTCGCGCAACAATAGAACCGGGAAGGCTGCTGCCGGCGCGGCTGCGTTGACGATCCTGGGTGGTGTGTACGAGAACGCGCGGCTTGATGACACGAACGCCTCTGCGGTGGCGACCTCGCAACTCAACCCCGCGGACTGGGCCTCCGGCATGGCCGACCTGCGCAAGCGCGAGATGGAGTACGCCAGCAAATACGCCTACGCCAGCGGCGGCCGGATCGCGCCGTTTGCTGAAGCGATGCTGGAAGGCTCACGGCTGTTGCGCACCCTGCCTGCCGCAAAGCAGGGAGAAATGATGGATACGGTGATGCCGTATGCCGCCCTTGAAGCGAAACTGAAGGGTGTGCCGCTGCCGGAAGCCGTGCAGGCCTTTGTGGGCCTCGCGCATCAAGCGGGCGCCTATTCGAAAGACAAGGCCGCTCCGCTGTTTGAATCGATGGTACAGGCTTCGCTCACGTCGCACGCGTCGCTAAGCCAGATCGCGCGCGCCGCCAGCTACGCGCTGCCTGCCTTGCATGCAGCCGGCGCCAATTCCAGCGACGTGATGATGCTGATCGCGACCATGATGCAGGGCGGCATCATGAATACGAAATCCGGCACATGGCTGAACGCGATGGCGATGAACGCGTTGCCGAACACGCTCGGCTCCGGACTGTTCAAAAACGGCGCGCAAAACAACGCACTGCACATGCTTGGCCTGTACAAGGGAAACAAGTCCCAGTTCTACAAGAACGGCAGCATGGACCTGATGCAACTGGTGTCGATCCTCGCCCAGGACCGTACCCACATGGAGCCGCTGAAATTCAACGCTCTGCTGAAACAGTCGTTCGGCACGCAAGGCCAGCGCGCGGCATCGTTCTTCAGCGAAGATACGACGCTCTCCAATCTGACGGCGCTGCAAGGGCTCAAGAGCCAAGAACAAAATCCCAATCTGGTGCGTGACATGCTGCGGCAGATGAGCCCGATTGCCAAGGCAGACCAAACGATTGCGAACGCGAATATCACGCTGATGAACGCCACGACGACCTTCATGGGGCCGGTGAATGCCATTCTCGACGGCGCATCGTCGTTCTTTTCGAAGACGGCGCCGCTGGCGGACCAGCATCCAGTGTTGGCCGGTGCAGGCATTGCAACAGGCGCGTTCGCAGCCATGGTGGCCGGGAAAATGGCGCTCGGTGCAGTGGCCGCAGGCGGCTGGCATTGCGGCTGCCGTGCTAACCGGTCCGGTGCTGGCCGCGATTGCCGGCGCTGCCGCGATTGCCGCTGGCGCGTGGTGGATACACAACAATGCCACGACCAAAGGCGACATGGCCGCGATGAACCCCGGCTATCACCGGCCGGATGCGGGTGATCCGAACATCAGAACGCCAGCGGGCGAGGCAGAACGGGCGCGGCTGATGAAGGAATACGGCATGCAGCCGACTATCCACATCCATAACCACATCGACAGCAAGGAAGTCGCCAGCGTACTCATTCCGCACAAGTCCATCGGACCGAGCGGCTTCAATCAATCCGCGCAGCCGATGCCGCCGGGGATGAATTTTGGATGGAGCAGTAATTGAATCCGATTACGCTCTCGCTGGCGACGCCGAACGGAGGCTTCGTCTTCACTGACGCAGAAGTTCCGGCAGGGATCTCGTTCGGCGGTCAGCAGATGCTGCACACGAACCGCCTCGTCGGTGGCCGCCGCATCATCGACGCCATGGGACCGGATGACGCGCCGCTGAGTTGGAGCGCGTTGTTCCTGTTCCAATCGGCCCTGCCGCGCGCGCGCTTTCTCGATACGCTGCGCCGGCAGGGCGCGAAATGCACATTGTCGTGGGACGAGCTACGCTACACGGTAATCATTTCTGACTTCCATGCCGATTACCGCAAGCCGTACAGGATCCCGTATTCGATCACGATGACGGTGGTCGAAGACCTGACGCAGCCGGTCAACGTTGCGCAACCGCAGACCGCCGCGCAGGCGATCCAGCAAGACATGGCGCGGGCGAATTCAATTTTCGGCTGCCTGGGCGATACCACGCTGGCAGGACTTGGCGCGTCGCTGCAAGGCGCGTTCGATGCGGTCAACGCAGCAGTGCAGCCGATTGCCGCAGGGCTGAAGCCGGTTACCTCGCTGATTGCCGGTGCCGCCGGATGCGCGGGCGAGATCGCCAACGGCGTGACCTCCGCGGTGGCGGCTGTCGTCGCACCCTTTGCCGCGCTCGACGCGCAGGTGCAGCGGCTGATTACGAACGCCGAAACCGCCGTGTCTGCGGTGGCGACCATCGGCGGCATTGCGCCAGGCAGTTCGATGGCGCAGTCGGTCGGCAAGACGATTGCGCAGGTCAATAGCGCAGTGCAGCTGCCTGAGCTGTACGAGCTGCAAAGCATCTCCAAGCGCATGCAGGCGAATCTGCATCTGATCCAGTCGCCGACCAGTTCGAAGGCGGTCGTGGTTGGCGGTGGCAACCTGTACCAGATCGCGGCGCAGCAATACGGCGACGCAGGACGCTGGACCGATATTGCGAAGGCCAACGGCTTGAGCGACCCGAACCTGACCGGCTTTGAAACGCTGGTCATCCCGGCATGATCAATACCCTGCCAACCAAGGGCGCAGTGCGCACGCCGCGCAGCATCCTGATGATCGGCAGTCAGTCGATCGATTGGACGAGTTGGCGCATGGAGCATAACGGCATCCACGAGGCCGGAACGATCGACATCGAGGTGCCGACACAATTCGGCGATTGGCCGTGGTGGACGCAGCAAACGGAAATCATGGTCGACGTGTACGCCGGCCTGCCAAGCGATCCGTTGAGCTTTGGCTTATCCGACCTGACCATGCTGATGAGTGCCCGCATCGATGAATTGCGGCTGAACCCGAAGACGCGCACGATCAGCCTGCGCGGGCGGGATCTGACTTCGCTGCTGACCGACAACAAGAGCGATGCGAAATATCCGAATTTGACCGCCTCAGCAATCGCGACGATGCTTGCGACAAAGGCCCGGTTGACGCCGATGGTGCAGCCGACGAAGGGTCCGGTGGGCGCGTTCTACAACGTCGACCATGTGCAGTTGCACCGCCAGCAGACGCCATGGACGCTGTTGACGTACCTCGCGCAGCACGAGGGCGTGCAGTGTTTCGTGCTGGGCCGTAATCTTTATTTTGGCAACTTCGCAGGCGCGCTATCGAGCGAGCCGTATTTGATCCAGTACACCCCGCCGACGGTGGATCTGCCCTACGGCACGTCGAACGCGATCGACATGCAATTCACGCATGATCTTACGCTGGCCGGAGACATATCGGTGCGCGTGCGCAGCTTTCACGGTTACAAGAATGCGGCATTTAGCGCGATGGCGACCGGAACCAAGGCGCTGAAGCATATCGAACGCGGCGCGCGCGTGGCGCAGGAAATCCAGCGCTACGACTACACATTCCCAGGGCTGACGCAGGCGGAGTGCCAGCAGAAGGCAGATGAACTACTGAAAGGCATCAGCAAGCACGAGCTCAAGGTGCACGCGGCGCTGCCAGGCGACACGGTACTGTACCCGTGGACGCCATTGACGGTGCAGGGGACCGGCACGCCGTTCGACGTGACTTACGAGGTGGCGCGCATCCAGCGCACCTTCGACACGCGGGGGTTCCAGATGAAGGTCGACGGCCGCACGGTTCCCGCGCAGCAGACGGTGGAATTGTCGTGATCGATCACATCAAGCGCGTCGTGGCCGATTTCATGGCTGGCTTCTCACCGACCAAGTACGGCACGGTGTCAAGCTACAACCCGGCCGACTACACGGTCAAAGTCATCCTGCAGCCGGAAGGCATCGAAACCGGCTTCGTGCCGCTCGCCGGCCGCGTGGGTCGGCAATAACCTGGGCGCCGTGTTCGGCCCGTCGGTCGGTGACGTGGTGCGGCTCGATTTCATCGACGGCAGCGCGCAGGCGACGGTCGTGGGCGGCCGGTTCTTCAGCGTCAACGCGCGGCCCCCGGTGGTGCAATCTGGGCAGGCGGCCATCGTGGACAGCCACGGCTCGTATATCCGGCTGAACAATGACGGCACGATCACGATGGGCGCGCCGACCGGGATCACCAGCACTACGCCACTACTGAAGCAGATCGGCAACTTCGAGGTCGATGGGGACACATTAATCACCGGGAATACCGTCGTATCGAAGAGCATCACGGCGACACTCGATATTAGCGATCAAGGCGGTGCGCACGGGTCATTAAAAGGCCTGCGCGATGCCCACAATGGACACAACCACGGCAACGTACAAAACGGCACTGGCGTATCGGCCGGCCCGAGCATAACCGTCTATAGGACATCCCATCAATGGATTCTGAATATCACTGGTTCGGTGAGGATACCGTGTTTTCCGCATCCGGCGACGGACTGACCGTCGCCGGCGCCGAAGAGCTGAATCAGCGCATCCTGCGCGGCCTGATGACCGCCGCCGGGGAATACAACTGGCATCCGGAATACGGCGCCGGCCTTGGCCGCTTTGTCGGCAAGGCGATGTCGCCGGAGTTGCGCACGGAAATTATTGGCCTGACGCGCGGCGTGGTGTTAGCTGAGCCGGACGTGCAGAATCAGCCCGAGCCGATTATCACGCTGAACTCGGACACCGCCGGCTTCGTCGGCATGCAGATCGGCTACATCTACGCGCCAACCGCGCAACCGCAAACCGTCACACTCACCCTGGCGTAACTCATGGCAATCACGACCCAATCATTTCTCACGCTGGTGCGGCAGCAAGCCGCGGCGATCCAATCGAAGGCGGCCGTGGTGTTGTCGTTCGTGGTCGGCTCCATCGAACTGGCGCGCGTCGAGGCGACGGCGGCAGTGGCTATGTGGCTGCAATCGATCGTGCTGGAGTTGCTGGCGACAACCCGGCTCTCAACATCGACCGGCACGGACGCGGATTCATTTGTGGCCGATTTTCAGCATGCCGCCCCGTGCCGCTGCGGTGGCGGCGGTCGGCCATGTGCTGTTTTCCAGATTCACGGCGACCAACGCCTCGATTATCCCGGCTGGCGTGGCAACGGTGATCGCAGGCGTGACGACCTACGCCGGCGGCGCAATGGTCCAGACCACTGATGGCACGCGGCAGTTTCAAGTCATTCCGGACCTGACGCAGCCCTACTACAACGCCGCAACGAACACCTACACCATCCCGGCCGGCACCGGGTCTGGCAGCGTGACGGTGCAGGCGGTTATCGCTGGCGCGCTCAGCAACGTCAGCGCGAACGCGATCACGACGATTTCTTCGGCAATTGTCGGCGTCGATACGGTCAACAATACAATCGCCTTCGTCAACGGGTCGGATGCGGAAACCGATGCGGCCATGCAAATCAGATTCGTGGCTTATATCGCCTCACTCGAAAAAGGCACGGCGAAAGCGGCCAAGTATGCCGTGACATCGATGCAGGCCGGCGCGACGTGTGCCGTGGTCGAGAATCAAGACTATAACGGCACGACCGACTACGGCTATTTCTACGCGGTAGTCGATGACGGGACCGGCGCGCCATCCTCCGCTTTCCTCTCGTCGGCAGCAAACGCAATCGACGCCATCCGCAGTCTCTCGATCCGGTTTGGCGTGTTCGCGCCCATCGTGGTGAATGCAACAGTCGTTATGACGGCAACCGTTGCCGCCGGCTACAACGCGGCCGCGACAAAGGCGCTCGCGCTGACGGCAGTCACAGCCTACATCAACGCATTGCAGCTCGGCCAGACATTGCCGTTCACCCGACTTGCGCAAGCCGCTTACGACGCCTCGCCTGGCATCATCAATATAACGGGCGTCACGCTCAATGGCGGCACGGTCGATCTGACGGCAACGGTTCAGCAGATCATCAAAGCATTCTCTGTCACGGTGTCCTGATGATTGGTGATCTGAACGATATGCTCGCTCGCCTCAAGGCGCAATTCCCCGCGAGCTGGTTCCAGACATCGGCGACGGTAGATGCGACGCTGCAAGGCCCCGCATCGGCGCTGGCCACGAGCTATTCGCAAATCCAGTATGCGAAGCTGCAAACCCGCATTCTGACGGCGACCGACTCGATTCTCGATCTGATTGCATACGATTTTTTTGGGACATCGGTCGCACGCAAAACGGGGCAGTCTGACGATAGCTTTCGGGCGACGATCATCATTAATCTGCTCCGCGAGCGGGACACGCGCTACGCAATCATCAAGGTATTGACCGATCTGACTGGGCGTGCACCAACGGTTTTCGAGCCGCAGCGCCCGCTCGATACCGGCGCCTACGGCGCGCCGAATAGCGGGTATGGAGCCGCCGGCGGATATGGCTCGCTGCTGCTGCCATTCCAGGCGTTCGTGACCGCCTATCGGCCAGTCGCAACCGGTATCCAATATGTGGCTGGTTACGGATCATCTCCGGGCGGTTATGGGACCGCATCGCAAGCCAATTACGAAACGATTTCACGAGTCGCCGATGCTGTGACCGATGCCGATTTGTACGCGGCAATCGATAGCGTCAGGCCCGCCGGATCAACCGTCTGGACGCAAATTAATCCGTAACAGAAACAGAATCCCCCACAAAGGACGCTTAGGCGTCATTTTTTCATGGAGCAATGAATGGACAGACAGTTAATTTACCCAGGCCAGATCCCTCTCGAAACTGATCTGCTTGGCACGAACAAGAACATGATGATCGCGCTGTCGAAGATGTGTGCCGCGGTCCTCGGCACGGCGACGCAACTGAACGGCCTGGCGTGCGCGCCGAACATCCCGGCGGCGCTGAATGTCATCGTCGGGAACGGCGAAATCTACAGCCTGCAAAACATCGACGGCACCGCCTATTCATCGATCGCCGCCGATACGACGCACACGATTCTGAAGCAGGGGATATTGCTGGACCCGGTGACGCTTTCTTGCCCGGCTCCGGCAACCGCTGGATTCAGCATCAATTATCTAGTGCAGGTTGCCTATACGGACACCGACACAAACGCCGTCGTTCTCCCCTACTACAATGCCAGCAACCCGTCGCAGGCCTATTCCGGGCCGGCAAATGCGGGGACTACGAACAACACGGTGCGCAAAGGCGTCTGCTCGGTTTCTGTGAAGGCCGGTATTGCAGCCACGACCGGGACGCAAGTCACGCCAGCGGCAGACGCCGGGAGCGTTGGCGCATATGTCGTCACCGTCGCAAACGGCCAGGCGACGATTGTCGCGGGAAATATCGCAACGGTCTCGGGCGCCCCCTTTATCAGCCTACCAGTGCGCACCGCCGATCTCGCCGCCTCTACCGGCGCAGGGCTGGTGGGCAACGGACCCTTGACGCTTGACGTAATCCTGAAAAATAGCATTGGCAAGGTCGTGACATCGATTGCCAACCTGAAAGCCATCGACAAGACGCTTTACACGCAGGCATTCGTCGCCGGCTATTACGCAGCTGGCGACGGGGGAGGCGGCGCTTACTGGTACGACTCGACCGATACGACCACGGCAGACAATGGCGGAACGGTCATAGTAGCAACAGATGGCGGCCGGTGGAAGCTCATCCCTTCGCGCCGGATCGTTGATGCTAGCCAATTTGGAACAATTGCAGATGGAGTGGCAGACGATACTGCAAAACTGCAAGCACTTTTTGATAATGCCCCCTTGATTTTGAACGGCACGATCTACGAAGCGCGCGTTTACATCCCGGCAGGTACCTACATGATCAGTGCGGGGATTATCTTACCAAATACCGGATCAACAAAAAATATCCGATGGTTCATTGAAGGTGCCGGGCCTCTACAAACCAAGATTTTCCAGTCTGTGAACGGGCTTCCGGTTTTCGATGTGCAGGAGATCGTTGGTTCGCCTGGTAATCAGTCGGTGATTGAGAATATCGGCATGTCTGGCCCACCAGGAACTGGGCAGGCGTATGTAGGACCGACCGCAGCATGTATTTTAGGGAGATTTGCTCTTGGCTGGCGCATTTTCAATTGTTGGTTCACGTCGATGTATTACGGCATCCGTTTTACCACTGCTGGCGCCAGTCCAAATATCGGCAGCGAAGAACTTTATGTTGCTTGGAATGTTTTCGAGTTTATCCAAAATTGCGTTGCTGTTGATGGGAACAGCACGTCAGTAGCGACAACAGACAGATCATGCTCTGGAAATGTTGCAACCATTACCACTGCTGCGGCGCATGGTCTAATTGCCGGCCAAAAAATAGCCGTTCGCGGAGTGGGTAATATTGCTATATGACCAATCGAACATCCAAGTTTTAACGGTCCCAACGACGACAAGTTTTACTTATCGAATTGGTGCAATTTCATCTGAAGGGCTGACTGCGGATACTGGGGGGGTGGTTTATTGGTTAAACGGACGATCTTTACATATCACTTCGAATGAATTTGCGAGTTGCGCAAGAACGGATATTGGTGGGTTAGGGACGGATTCGGCCATTAACTTATTTGCTGCAGAAACAGTCCAGATTTTTGGCAATCGCTACGCTTATGGGGTCGGAAAAGGGATTATTCTGACGACTTGCCGAGACATTACAATTTCGTCAGAAGATTTTTCAATGGCGAATGAAAGTTTCAATGCTTCATTAGGCGCGTATGGACAGACTAACATTACAGCTAATAACTCAATCGACGTTCAGATTAACAGCGGGGTTTTATCTACTAATATCTCAGGACCAAACGTGTTGTTATCTGGAGGTTCAAAAGTCAATCTGAATGGCGTGACTTTCGCTAATGTTGCGTGGAAGTGCTGCGGTACAGGCTTCAGGAGCAGCAAATGAATTGAACATGATTGGCTGCAACATTGATAATGTGACTACTAATGTGATCTTAGTAGATTCTTCCTCCTCCTTAGTCAATTCTAGACTATCAAACAATAAAGTCGGAGCGACCAACGCTGGAGTCAGTTTAATCAAAGTAACCTCTGGGATATTGGCATCCTCAGTAGTCGTTGAGAACAACAGCCCTGACTCGCTTTGGTGCGCTCCGCAAGGGAAGTTAGTCAAATCAATTCCATTGTCGACATCCGTCAGCGGGACCGTTCCTGTTGCAACGTTAAATTTAATAGACTTCGGAGCAGTGATAATAACTCTTAGAGTTAGCGGACTCAGTCAAGGTTCCGGCTCCGCTGGGCATGAAATACGATATTCCCTATACCGCACGACCGGAACAACAACAATAACTGAGATAGGAACAGCTACAACCTATGGCTCTGCTTCTGGCAGCGCACAAATGGCAGCAGTTACTTCGGGAAATCAAACGCAGATCCAGGCAGCTTTCACCTCAGCTAGCGGTTTCCTCGGAAATGTGGAGATGGAAGTAATCGGGAATATTTCCAGTGTGGCGATGCTTTACTAAGGGGAATTAAAATGAATTTGCGGCGATGATGCCGCCGTTCACTTGGCTGGATTAAGAATAAAAATTTAAACATCACACGCCGACCTCACCAGTCGGCTTTTTTTACGCCTGGAGCAAACATGTCAGTCGATAAAAGTGCAAGGAACGAAATGAACGTCAACGACTACGAGCGCAAAGCATCGAAAGCAAAGGGGGCCACATGGATATAAGTATCGTGCTTTGGGCGCTTGGCCTCACATGCGCCTGCCTCGGATGGTTCGCTCGTCAAATATGGTCGGCGGTGCAGGGGCTTAAAAAGGAGATGAGCGACTTCCGCGTGCTGGTTGCCAAGGAGTACATCGCCTATGACCGCTTACAAGATGCGCTGAAGCCGATCATGGACTCGCTGCATGAAATCAAGATTACGTTGACAGGCAAGGCTGACAAATGACCCCTAACCAGCAAGCCTTTCTCGACATGCTTTCAGTGTCTGAGGGCACATCGACCAGCCCTGCCACGCAACGCGACGGCTATGACGTGATCGTGACCGG